TGTCAATGATGGCCAGCACTTCTTTTCTGGTTAGAGGATTACGCTGTGGTGGGGTTGTGTAGAGGGGGTGCAAAGTTCCTTCGTCATATGCATCATCAGGCGGTTCAAATAAATCCAAACAAGTATGCGCATTATTGACTTCATACATCCACGCCACAGGCTCCTGCTCAACGCTAACGCTGGGCTGTGCCAATTTTTTGTCCTGAGCATCTTTTAATCTTGACATCCCTGCAATGCGTTCAGATGTCCAACCATGCTCTGGTTGTGCCAAGGCTTCTTTGATGGCGGTTCTTGCCTCGTCATACAGGTCTATTGCTTTCTCGGTTGGCTGAAATGTGCCAACGTGATACCAAGCCTCCTCCAACGCCTCCAGCGCCAGCTTCAATGCTTCTCGTTCTTTGGTCATTTGTTCCTCGCAGGACACCTTCTGCCTTGTTCACAAGTATTCAAACATGGAGGGCAGGTTTTCATGTTTCGCACATAAGATGCAAAACTCTGTGCTGTATCACCCAAGGACTTCATTTTGTCGAACTCCTTGGCAACCTCTTCAAGAACCTCGTTTCGCTCTTCGGTCATACATCCTCCAACTTGTAGTTAAGTTTGTGATGTTGAAAGCGCATGGCTGCCTCGATTTCTAGTTCTTTGAACTGTTCATCAGACAGTAAGCCAATGACATCTCTACCCTCGAACCAGATTTCTTTAATTGACTCGTTATAGGTCGAATCTTGGTCGGATTCATACTCATAAACAACTGTGACGATTTCACTACCTGCACCTGTGGTGGTGTCAAATTCCCATGTGGACATATTTACTCCTGTTAAAAATTACACTTTATCAATGTTTTATTGATGCTTGAATAGGGACTTACCCTTACTCTAAACACTCTTTCACACAAATATCAACACCTGGTTCACTAGAAAACACCTTCGTTACATGAATGTTGATGATTTGCGAATCGTCATGGTAAACAACCCCATTCATGCCGTCCTCCACCGATTTCAAAATATTTGACGCATCGGGCTTCTTTATTGGTTTCTCTGATCCATCGGCAATCGCTTGTAGGCGTTTTTTGGTTGCTGATGCGGGGATTGGTACTCTGATGTACAGATACAGGCTTACAGGGGTTTCTAAAGGTTCTGAGCCACCCATTGCTTGCCTAGAAGCATCTTTAATCAAGGCTTCATAGGTTCTTGTTTTCTCAGGGGTGTAGGCTTGGACAAAGTTTCCCCTTTTGACATACCTTGCTCGACCTTTTGGGACTGGTACGCCATCTACTTTGAATGTCACCATAAATGTCATATTAAAGTTCCATCTTTCATTTGTGCCATGTACGCCCTTATGCGATCTCTTGCACCAGTTCCATAGATTCTCTCTGCTCTCTCAAGTCTTGCCCTGATGAGGTCACGATTCTTATTCCATTCCCAATTACGATAAAGTTCTCTAGCCTCGGACTGCTCTAGTTGAACCCTATCGCTTGGGCTTTGGATGTTTCTCCTACTCCAAGTCACCAGTTAACTCCAATGCCTTGTTTATCAGGTAAAGCGGAACATTCTTTCCATCTTTTACTTTGTCTAACAGGATCATGGCTTCAAAGTAGTTCATGCTTAAATTTCTTTTCTAAGACAAAAGACCAAATTGCACCACCAGATACTTTGGCAATAAATTGAAGTGCCACGATTTCAGGCATCAAAACACCAAATGCTATGGTTGGGAATAACAAAGAATCCACGGCAGCACCAGCTGTATTTGAGATATTTGCTCGTTTAATCCATGATCCTGTTGTTTTCATAAATACTGCCCAATCAACTAAAGCGGCAATCAAAAATGACATAGCGGAAGCTACTGCAATCATTCCTGCAGCAGGGTTAAGTAGATAAGTTAGCCCACCTGTGCCGACAATTAAGCAACCCATTTGCCAAGTTTTCAGGCGAACATGAAGCCAATCTCTTAATGTTAGATCAAGTCCAATTAGGAAAAATGCGTTAACAGGACTGATTGCAGGGCCAAATGTAGCCACTAAAAGGTTTGCCAAGGTCATTGCCACGGCATAAGTTATTAAAGCAAAAATCATAAAAGTGTTTCCTGTTCCATTGGTTGATAAAAATTCCATTTAGATGGGGCATTGAATGCCTCGATCCTAGAACGCATGATTTGCGCCCTTGCTTCCTTTGTAGGCGGCAAATAATTGCCATGCTTCCAATGCACATCAATACCAACATTCCTACCAATATTGGTGCTGTCGGCTGATGAAAATGGTAGTTTGGTAAAGATTGCAGGGTCTAGCATCCTTAAACCATGCAACTTACAGGCTGGTCTACCCATGTCATCACAAATAACACGCATTGCCTGGCCAATTCTTACCCACCATTTAGAAGTTCCTACTGTTGCAAAATCTCCAGAACTGCCAATGCATACCCGAACATAAGTGTTGGCTAGTTGTTCAAGACGCTCTAAAGATTCGTGCATATGCCAAACTGGAGAGCCAAACCAAGTTGGTAAAGGGCAGTCTTTAAGCAAAGCATCATTGTCTGCTTCTGTTCCATCAATTACATCTGGAATGACAGCAAAGTCACAAGAAGGTACTTTTTTCAGGTCTAGCGACCAATCGTAGAACGGCTGCCAATCAGTAATTGGCTTACCCTGTTTCCAAGCAGAGAATGCTCCATTGTCTATTGCGAATGACTGGCAAACCTCTATGGCTGATGCAAGTTGGTCAGAATGAGCATATGACACAAAAGCATGACCACCTTCAATTGCTTTAACAGCTACTGTGGCAGGAGTTATTGGTAAACCATGATAGTGGATCAAGATTTACTCCTTAGTTGAGCCATTGCCTGTCTGATATGGTCTGGCATAGGCGTTGCTTTTTTGGCATCTTCAATAATCTTGGTTAGCGCAGGGTCTGGTTCGTTTGAAGGTGGAACTGTAGTCCTGATGTTGTCGGCAGGATTTCCTTTGATCTCAAAAACATCTTGCCAACCAGAAGTGATTGATTTCTCCAAAACCAACTTAATGTCCTGACCATTGCTTCTAAACCGACTTAATTTGTCAATCAGAAGTTTGATGGCGTAGTCAGTTGGCGGCTTCTTGATGCGCTTTCTCATTTCCAAAAATTGCTCCCAAGTTTCTTTAGGAACCCAATCTGGCAAAACAAAGGCAACGCTAGTTGCATCCTCTTTGTTTTCTTTAATACTCTTCTCTTCTCTTCTCTTCTCTGGTAACGTTTCTGTCACGCTTGATGCGTTACTATTTGCGTTACTTTCATCGTTGCTTCTGCGTTTTTCTTGCCTATTTTTACCTAAAGCCCTCTTTTTAGCTGTTTCACCATTGTGATACTCAAAGTTAGGCAGGGTAAGTAAGTGTCCTTTTTGGTCAAGCCAACCAACAAAAGTCATTTGTTCAGCAAACCCTGTAACGCCAGCCAAACGATCTAGTAACGCAAAAGTAACGCTTGATGCGTTACCATCAATAGTGTGAGTGTCAAACCATGACCAAATGCGAATTAGTTTTCCAACTACTGCATCAGGGTCTAAATTCATCCTTGCAGCTATTGCAAGAACTTCTGGTTTGTCTGGAGTGTCTTTTTGAAGTTTTATCCAATCGCCAGCCATGTTAAGCCACCCAATCTCGAGCACCAACAACTTGAACAACTAAATAGCGTTCAGTATTGTTTTCTCTTGCTAATCGGTCAGCTTCTTTTAAAGCGCTGAGAAAGGAATCATGTATGCAAGTAAATCGCATACTTTTAATATTTCGGCTTTGACGCATTACTGCGTACATACCATGAATATTTTTTAATGGGGTTTCGCCAATCACCACTTTTGGGTGTGGTTTTTTTAGACTAAGAGTAGCCATGTTTAACCTTACTTCTTTGGTTGACTTCACAAGACACGCTGGTGGCAGGATGGTGAAGAATCATCTTTTCGGGAGCTACCCTAGCCGCGTGTAAAAATTGTATCAAATATTTTGATGATTTGTGATGTCTTTTGAAAAATCGTGTCTTTTGTACAACTTGTTCAGTTGAGCTTTCATGGCTCGGTACTCAGCAGGGGTAAAGATTCCCTGAGTCTGGATTCCACAGAAAACAGTCTGACTAGGCTTTGGTACATCCTCTTCCAAGGTGTATTGGTTAATCCAGAATTTCCCAGATTTCACCAGTTTGGCAGTCAATTTACCCTGATTGCGTAGTTTCTTGGTAGTTGAGATAACTGTTGCCTGGCTCATTCCTGTGATTTCTGCCAGTTCGTGAGAGGTTAAAGGGCCGTTTTGTAGTGCATCAATGATGGCGGCTTGTGTCATTTGTATAGATTCTCCAAGTTAATGGGTCTGTTGAGGTGAAGTTCTAGTGTTCTGGAGAGCAGAGCAGTTACCGCAGCGGTAAAGTCCTCTGGCTCATCTACATAGACACTAGCCATGCGATTGGCGTAGCCCTGTAGGGTTTCCGCACATTGTTTTTCAAGGTTTTCGTAGTTCATGCTCGGAATAGTAGTGTTGTTTTTTTGCAAGTCAATTAGGGTTTATCCCTATTAAAAAGGCTAAAAAGGTGTGGCACATTACAGGTGTTGGGCAACCTTGTGCGTGAAGTCCATCATGTTAAACAGTTGCAATGCCATCGAAACTTGCGCCCAATGTGGGTTGATCTCAGCGACAGGGACGAATTGCAAAAACGGACAACTTTGATAAACAAATAGGAGTGAATATGCCGATTCTTAATGGAAAAAAGGTCGTAGACCTAGAAGTAGATGGAGTAGACCCAAGAGATTATCCAGATTTTGCAGATGCCTACTTCTCTTATGGATGCTACGAAGATGGGACAGAACTAACAGAAGATGAGTTGAATAGCCTCACCGATCTGGCAAGCGATGTTCTGTGGGAAATGGCTTTTGATAGGTTGCACTAATGAAAACGCTATTTCAATTCTTTGTAGAAGAGTTCTCAGATATCAAATACTGTCCCTACTGTTTGGCAGTTAAGGGAAATAAAATAGTCTGTTGCCAAGAAGCAGACTTCATTGAGTTCAAGGATTTAGACCTTGACCAACAAAAGCAAATAATCAATCAAGAGTTTGATACTTACAGGAGTTAATATGTCAATAGAAGCGTTACTGAAAAGAGATGTGAATGCTCACACAGAAAAGAAGAACAACCTTACTTATCTGTCATGGGCGTGGGCATGGGCAGAAGCTCTAAAGGCTGATCCTGGTGCTACTTACAAGGTAGAGATGTTTGGTGACAAGTGTTTCATGGACATCAATGGCACGGCAATGGTATTCGTTACTGTGACCATGTTTGGCAAACCAATGACCTGCCAATTGCCTGTGATGGACTACCGAAACAAAGCAATTCCTAATCCTGATGCGTTTGCGGTCAACACAGCCATCATGCGATGCATGACAAAGGCTTTAAGTCTGCACGGCTTGGGACTCTACATTTATGCTGGTGAAGACCTCCCAGAAGATGGTAAATCAGTCGTTATCACACCTACTCAGGGTGCAACAGACAACATTCCTGAAGAGGAATTAAGATACCTAGAGGAATTAGCAATTGAATTGATTGCTACTTGCGAACAGGGTGATCCCAAGGCAGCTTGGGTGAGATTAGAAGAGCAGAACCTAGATGGGGAACAGAAAATTGCCCTCTGGACACTTCTGCCAAGCAAAGTGCGTACATCATTAAAAAAGGCGAAGGAGCTGTAAATGGAAAAAAGAGATAATTCTGGGGTTTTGTTTGTTAATGACAAAAAAGAAAACGAACGAGCGCCTCAGTACAAGGGAAATATTACTGTTGATGGCAAAGATTACTGGCTATCAGCATGGATCAAAGAAGGTAAAAGCGGTAAGTTCATGGGTTTAGCAGTAGCACCTAAAGAACCTATGAAGACTTCAGAGCGATCCAAGTCTACAGATTTTGACAAAGGTGAAGATTTCCCATTTTGAGTAAGTTTACGAGGAGAAAGCGGATGCTATGGACAGAAATGTCGGACGAACATGGACGCAGCGAGTACCCTCACCAATTTAACAGGAGTGAATGATGACATTAGATAAAACATGGTTTGGCGGTCAAGTAGAGAAGTTCTTTGGCTCTCCACCATTTAAGTTGGTTAGAAAAGAAGACCCTGTAACTAGCCACGAAGCGGCTCAAGTAGTTGACACTACCAAACTTGAACAAATGGTCTATGAAGCGATTAAAGGC